GAACAGACATTTGAGTGATGCTGCCAATTTTGCCTGTAATATCTAAACCATCAACGGTCACGGCGATTTGTGGAGAAGGTCTCCAAATCCTATCGCCCGTTCTTTGCATTTCTGTTCCAGGTTGGGTAAAACGCGCCGCCTGTTTTGCTATTGTGTTGTCGGTATCGAACTGCTGTAAAACCTGCTCAAAGAGAATTATTTCTTCTCTGTTAAATTGATTAGCCACTTAATTTACTCCAATCTGTACCCCTTCTCCTTTGCCTCCTTTTTCAGTTGAATCATTTCAGGATAAATAGTTTGATCGCCTGGATTTTTGCCTTTCTTATCCAGCAATTTATTATATTTACGCTTCATTGATTCAACACTGGAAGCTGAACCGCCTTGAATCTCTTCATCCGGTTCGGTTTGGGGAGTTGCCGTTTTAGGATTGACCTTTAATTCGGCCAGAATCCCGCCAATTTCGGCAACAGCTTGGATTTTATTCGTATCCCATAAGCCTTTAAAATGTTCCGCGTCCGCTTTATTCTGTTCCTTGCCAAAAAAATACATAAGCAAATGCGAATCCTTATTAAAATTACTGATAATCGCATTTGCAGCGTCAAGCCCCAAAATATCCAAAGCCTTGTCTTCTGTTTCATCAAAATCCGTTACCTCAAGCTCATAGGCTTGCTTGTAATGTGATTCTTGATGGTGGCGAAGCGCAGAATCGGCGACTGCCTGTTGCTGGCTTTCGCTGATTCCTTTGGTTGATTCCGCAACTTGTTTAGCGACTTCTTCCCTGATATTGAATTTTGCAGTATCGCTTTCAAAAGCGGGGTCATAATTCCCGCCTTCATAGTTATCGGCGTTTGGCTTTTTAAAAAGCTTTTCGCTCGATCTCATTTGGTCAATCTGCATTTGGAGAATTTCGTTTTTCTTCTCCACAACACCAAGCTTAGAATTCGCTGTATCTCTTTCTTCGGCAGTGGCGGCATTACGCGCATTCAGTTTATTGAAACGCCTGTTTAATCCACCTCTGTTGCCTTTAGGGAGCGACCCCTGTCTGTTCCTGGTAACTTCAATCCCTGGAGGCGCTTCTACTGCCTCCGGTTTTGCTGTCTCTTCATCCGTCGATTCAGATTCAACAGGTTCTACTTTTTCAGGGACCTCAGCTTCATGTTCAGACTCCGCTTCAACTTCCGCCATTTTATTTACCTCTTCATGGATTAAGAGTGTGGGCATGACGCCCCTCGGTTTTACGCTCCGATAAGCTGAGTTGCATATTTACCAATCGTGCTATATTATGTTCAAATGGGAATTACTTTGCCCTAATATATAAATTAGGTAAAAGTCACGCCGCCAAATGCCTGAGGCGCCCATCCCAATGAACCAAAAATAAGTAGAACAGAATCATTCTTAGCATCAAAAACGATTGTGGCTACATTGCCTCCGGTCACTGTGACTGTAGCGGTTCCTCCTCCATCCGTTATCATGGTAATCGCTTTTTGCTGGCCTAAAGTTCCAGCCGCTAAAGTTAGGGCAAGAGCGCCAGCCCCCGTTATAATTTCGGTTACGCCAGTAACAAGACTGATTGCCCCTGGCGTATCGTTAATCGTGTCAACCGATTTAAACAGTGTGGCAGAGTCGGCAAGTGGGGTAATGACAACGCTTGTGTCGATTGAAACACTGACAGCTTCGTGAGAAAGCGTAGCCGAACCGATCACAACTAAAATAATGTCATTAACTTCCAAAGCGTCAACGAAAGGCAAGAAAAAATTTGTGCCTCTGATAGTCACTAAACTATCGCCGTTAGTAGGACTGTAAACCCACAGATTCCCGCCGTTGTCCAGATTGGATTTTCCGCTTCCATTAGCGTGCATTGCTTCTCTTTGAAAAGGCATATCCTTTACTCCTTATAAAATCATGCAAATATAATAAACCATATTGACTTTATGTCAATAATTTCTTGCGTTCCACGTGAAACAATATTCATCAATTTTATCTGATTTATTAATCCTCACCTTGAAACATGATCGTTACTATCTTAAAATATCCTGACATTTATTTTAACAGGAGAATAAAATGATTGAATGGGCGCCTGTGAATTGGCTCTTTTGCGCATCCTTATATGCCTCGATTTGCTTTATGTTTTCCGTTATAAAAATGCAACAACAATTTAATGAACGTACCGAACAAAATCAAAAGTTAGCTAATCCCCATCTTTCACCTAGAATAAGTTTTACATCCGACAAATTAGAATTTACTTTACATAATGATGGACTAGGAGTTGCTATACTTGGCAATTATCAAATGATATTGAATGAACGGATTTACAATATTAAGCTTGAAAAAGATCAAAAAATATTTAAAAAAGAATTAAGAAAAAAATATAAACGATTTGGTCATATTCGTATTGATATTCCTGAGAGAATTGAAATGGGAAATCATATTAATTTCATGGAAATTTATCCTAATATTTTTGACCACAACAAATTTCGCAATTTACAATTATTTTTAGACAATTGCGCCCATTTTGAAAAAAATATCTTCTATGTAGTCCGTTACGAATCTATTTTTGGAATAAAAGATTTATGTTTAAGTTTGATTAAATATCATTAAAACGGCAAAGCTTGAGCCAATTGCCTATTCTCTTTTTGAATTTCAAAGAGAGCGTTTTCTTCAGCGTTTTCTGTTTCGGAAATGATCTTCCTGGTCTCTGCCCCCTTCTTCTGAGCAGATGCAACGTTGTCAATAGATTTAGAATCAAGATTTCTCCCTTCAGCAAGGAATTTTTCGCCTTCCGCTTCAGCTTGTTTGGAGAGAGAAGCAACCAATTCTGCTTGTGGGTCTTCCTGTGGTTCCTGTAATTCAGCCATAAATTGTTTCTCTTCATCTGTTTCAGGTTCCACAAGCCCCTGGACCAACATATTTCGGCGGTTTAATTTCTTCAATGCCTTCATGCCAGGACCTACCATGTTGTCGATCATTGTTGAGAGCATAGGAGGAATATAAGATTCACCACCTGGAACGGTTGCCATCATCTCAATGATCCCCTTCAGGTCTTCAACCTTTTCCTCGCGCATCGTTTCATATTGAGGACCAATATCGGGATAGACTCTAAACTTCTTGCCTCTTAGATTATTTGATTGGATCATCCTTCCGCTCTCTTCATCCAAAACCAATTTCAACAAATCCTTGCGACCATCCGTACCGTCAATGCCTTGTGTCCGTATCATTCTTTTGATGTTGTAAACTTCCGCAGCCATTGACTGATAAATTTCCCCCGACCAGGCTATTGAGTTTGAAATATTGTCGTTAATAATCTGAGTGTTCAGGTCTTGTCGTTTCTGGATGGCTCTTATGGCTTTACCGCTCACCTTAGGGTCAATGACTTCCTGGGGCGCTCCTCCTGTAACCGATTCGATAAACGCGGGAACAATGGCCATTAGTTTTTCTGTTGAACCATCCAGGCGTGGGGGTTGTGAATAGCCGATTGGTCCGCTATGAATCATCTGACCGTCTTTATCTCTTAAAGCTTTGGCTAATAGGTAGGGTTTGTTGTTCTTATCGGCCCATGTGTCTGCAATGGGTCCTGGCATTTGATCAGGGTCAAATATAGGAACCTCTTGACCCGCAGTTGCGGAGTTTTCAGCCAATTGACTAACCTGCATATTATAAAGACGCGCTGCATCTTTTAACTTCCTGACCAACCCGTAATACCACTCAACGCCATCAACGTATGTTCGATAACCATATATCGCAACGATAGGAAGCCATTTGCCCGGTATTATCTGACGCGGTTCCAGGAATTCAATACCGGAAAATACTGACTTCCAAACTACCTGAGTTGTCACCTTGCGTTTTTTTATAAACTTCCTGTGGATATCATCTTTCAATTCCCTCTTGATCAATTCATGATCGTCTTCTTTGTAAACTTCTATTTGTTTAGTGGCAGTATTTGTATATTTGTAAATGAATTCTTTTTTCTTAACAATTTCATAGCGTGTCGCAACATAAACAATATCAACCCTATCCGATTCAAAGTTAAAGAACTCCCGCGTATCTGGAGCGAAAGCGCTAACAGCCTCTTTGCCTGGATATTCTTTTTCAAATGAATCAGGCGTGAATTGTTCCAGGACTGTGACTCTTCTTGCATCCCGCTTATCTATCCTCTTTGCTGAACTATCCCAAAAGACGGTATTAAAAGAATTATAGATTGGCCTCCATTCTATTCTTTGGAGATCGTTTTCAGGATCGCCTTCATCCTCAAATTTAGCTGCCAATTTAAAATGACCCATGCCGCAGGTTGCCACTTCATCAACCGCATTATCGACGGACAACTTGCCGGAACCGTCCATATAATCCGCTCTATACATTCCATTCAATAATTCAGCGTCTTCATCAGAAGTCTTGGAATCATCCGGCCTGAAATCAACTCCGATCCTGTTTAAATTCCATTGGCCTATGAATCTATTCAGGTGATTGGATATCTGATCGAACTCAAGCTTTGTCCTGTCCTGGAATTGATTATCTAAAAACCCTTCCCACATACCGCCAGTAACGCCAACAAAGCGCATATCTTCATTGGCCTTGTCTCGCTGATCTTCAGTAAGTTCAGCATCGATAATTATTTCATTCGTAAAATTATCAAGCTTCTCCTGGTCTGAACCTGATAGGACCGGGGGATTGGTTACTGCTGATTGTGGGTTTAATACAGTCATTTCACAGCCTTTTTAAATCAGGTATATAAATAGGTCGATTGTCGATCTTCTCTTTAACAACGGGCATCTGGAGCGACATCATTGCCGAATCAGCAAGATTAGGAGACTCGATCTTTAACCTGGTTTTCATTTCCTGTTTGTTCATGATCTGAATGAAGCCATTGGGATTAGCTTTCTTTGGAATCCGGCAAACCTCAGAGCGGAACTGCTGAAGACAATCAATCTCGGAAGAAACGCTGATTAACAAATCAGGATCAACATATTGATTCTTTTCAATAGCCCGATACGTGTTGTAAAATCTATCGCGCAACTTCCAATAATATTGTGCGCGTTTGTTCCTGAACGTCTCTTTGTTCTTCCTGGAGTGACCATGTTCAACCCGATCATCCGGTAAATAATAATCTTCGGGTGATGTAGGAGACTCGGACCCCTTGAACATTTCATAACTGATACGCTTGCCTTCAAAAGCGTCAGCGACTTGTCTTTTAAGCGATACGCCCAAGCCATCACAATCCCACACAAAGAGATCAATCTTGTGTTGAAGCGCGTATGAAGTGGCCCAATCGCATCCCTCGTTAGCGTCTCCATTTATCATTTCCTTTATGTCCAGGATCACCGAACCATGCCGGAGACAAAGACCTTTTGAATCAGGTCCTGTATCAGACGGATCATGCGCCAGGACTATTGCGCCTCTAGGTTTGAAGCCAAGCTTGATATGCGCATCGATAGCAGCGTCAAACCATTCGGCCTGGATAATGGCATCCTCTACAGAATCGTTAAACTCCCCTTCCCAAATGTGATCGTACTTTGCGCGTGGCATGTTGGTTTTATCCCACAACCTTTGCTGTTCAAGTTCGCCATGCCAGGGGTTATCCGTCCAATTCATTTTGATGATCAAGTGCATTTCATCTTCAAAGAATCCGTATCGATCAAGATGTTTTTTAAATGGAGTGATGAAGCGTTTACTGAATGGATCATTAGAAGCCATAGGATTGGCTGTAAAGAGCAATTGCGAACCTTCCGCTCTAATGGTTGGCAGCAATAGATCAATAGAATCTTCAGACAAATCCTGCGCCTCTTCAATCCAGGAGTATTTGAAACCCTGCGCAGACCTCACAGCGCTTGAGTTCCTGGCGAAACCTTTAAACCTTATTTCAGCGCCATTGTGGAAGTCGATCTTCTTTTCAGTAACATCAACGCCAACCAAATTGTTTTTATCAATCAAACCCTTCAACAGTTTATGAACTGAATCATCTATAGAGTTCTGATACTCACGCCCACAAAGAACATCAGCGCCTTCAGAATCAGCCTTGATCAACACCACTCTTCCCAAGCCTTCAGACTTGCCTGAACTACGGCCCCCAACAATGACAACGATCCGCGCCTTTGAGGTCAAAATCCTTTCCATCTTGCGCGGCAATTGCCAACTAACCTGGTTATAGTCAAGAACAGTCATTCGGTTGTTTCATCCCGTTTAGGAGCGTCAACAATTTCAACAACATACTTATTGTGAAGAGGTACGCCATCCATGCCAGTGTGTTCAACAGCTTTCAGCTTGGGGAACATGCAGCCATTTATTTCAATCGCAGCCTTCAATCTAAAGCTCATATCAAGGGCTTCATTCTTTGCAACCCTGATAAGAAATGACATAGAATTGAAGTCGCTGGCTTCACATAACTCTTCGCCGTTCAAGGTTCGTTTGTTTTTAGAACCTAACTTCCTACCGTCTGGATTACCTGATTGACCTGGTTGAAATGGCATAATTTATTGTAGATTCATTGCTGTTTGCAATAGATTGACGTTATGTTTTCTTTCGCTTCCGTTTACTATTCTTTCTGCTCAAACCTGCAACGTTCAAACCAATAGCTATAGCTTGCTTGTTAGGAACGCCAGCCCTGATCTCGCGTCCTATATTTGTAGAGGCAACCTTACGTCTCTGTTTTTTTGATGCGCCTTTACGTGGCTTTACAAGTGGCATAATAATTTCCCTTCAGTTCCAACTTTGAGTAATGGTAGAAATAATTTTCTTATCTGGCCCTACACCCATATGGGTAACGTGATAATAAATAACGATTGGGTAGCTTTGCTTTTGAAATGGATTTTTCACAAATTTTCTATTTGAATAAACTACCTTCTTCATAGGCTGTTGCGGGATTCTCATATTATTTCCTTTACGGGATTGACCAGGTTTTAGTAACTCTAAATCTAACGGGTATTTCTTCTTGTTCATCTGTGGAGGCATTCGTCAATACTCCGGTCAAATACCAAAGACCCTCAATCAACAAATTAGTCTCCGTCATTGTGAGAAATCCGCTGAAAGCCTGATCATCATCCGCTGTGATTGTTCTATCGATGGTGGGCGCGTCAACAGGTTTTTGCTTAACCTTGATGACACAAACCCACTGATCAATGGAGAAGCCACCCCGATCAAACTTGAAAGGCAACGATTCTCCTTTTTGAATGATGACCAATTTATTTAGCATATCTTTGTTGCCTCTTTGCCAGTTGTGCTATATGATGTTCTAATGGGAAATATATTGCCTTGAGTTGTAAATACACTAAAAAACAAGTTAAGGGGTTTCGCTTCCCACAATCTTTTTGCCTGATTCACTTCTGGTTGGCAGAAACTCCATACTTGATTTAGCTCTGCGCGAACTCAATTTAATATCAGCCATCCGTTTTTCTTTGGGCATGCTTGAGCCTCCTACAAGTGGCTTCCTTTTTTTTCCCGCTCCAAATATTGGAAGTGACATTATACATTTGTCCAGGTGATACTATATTTTGCGCCTAAAAAATTACCCACTTGATTGATCTCTGAACTAGTTATCAATCTGTTATACATAATTGACTCATAAAAATCAGCGTCCATATGTCCAATGTTTCCAAATTTACTCCCTGTAGTTAATCCATCCATAACCTGAGTCCCTGTGTTTTTG